ATCGCAGGCCGTGAAGCTCTTGCTGAAGCGCAAGCACAGGACATCAGCACCGTCATTGGTCCAGAAATCGACGCACTCCGTCGTTTCCGTACCATTGGTTGGTACTACTTCGGTGGCTTCAACCGCCTCCGTGAAGCAGCTCTCTACAGAATTGAGTCTGCTACATCAATTAACTAAGTTGATTGATTCTGAGGGACAGGCATATTAGAAAAGTCTGTCCCTTGGGATGAGTCAATTCTGAAAGGAAGATATGACTTTATACCAAGTAAGAACGCCGTTTCAGAATGAAACTTGGATTAGTGGTTCTATGTATGATCCATATGCTCGTCTTGCTGGTCGTCCTTTAAGTAACGGAACAAGATTAACAGATATTCCAAGAGGGGTAACTCTGTTAGTAAATGGAACTACAGTTACTGAGAATAGAACTCCATATCAAGATGACTTGGCTAATGCTGACGCTTACTATCTAGGTGGTCACGAATACGTTGTAGACCAGTCAGCAGCAGATATACTTATTAACGCAGGTTACAGCGAATATGTAACACCGATAGCAGGGACTTGATGACTAATCCAAACTGTCGTTCTGGGTGCAAGACCCAAGACCACGACTCATACGCAGACTGCCTACAGTCAGCAAACTTAGGATTTGCAGGGTGTTTCCCCACTCGGCAAGGTTGGGACAAGACCAAGGAAACCGCTGATACTAAAGAGTTAAACTCTTATTACTCAGCAGTCCGTCAAGGCATTGAACCAATTAGCACAAAGAAAAAAGATATAGATGCAGCAGTAAGACTATCGAATGAAGCTGGCAAGGCTTTCGATGGTAACACTATGACCTTTAAGGAGTAACAATGCCAATCCCAGATCCAGCGCAATATAAGAACAAGTACAAGGCTTCAGAGCGTCCAGAGTTCTATCAGCCTTATCCATCAGATTCTAACGATAAGCCATTTATGACTTACGAAGCTATCTCCGGTGGAGCAATGGGTAAGCCTGCACCAAAGCAGGGCAAGTAATGCCAAAGCACACAGGTAAGAAGCACGAGAAGACCGAATCTAGAAAAGAGATGGTCAAGGAATACGGCAAGAAAGCCGCTATGAAAAAACTCGCTATGCGTAAAAAGGGCAAAAAATAATGGCTGAAAAAATAAAACGTATGGGCGCAGGTGACCCAAACTACGTAAAGAATATGATTAAGATGGGTAAGAAATCATCTGGTGGTCCAAAAATCTCAGCACCAGAAGGTGGAAGACTTCAAGATGTAAAGCCTAAGGCTAAAGCAAAGAACGTAATGCCAACCGTTAAGGTAAGCAAAAAGGAATTAAAAGCATTCAAAAAAGAAGTTACAAAGCCAGTTAAAAAGGCTGCTCGTAAGTCCGATGGAATGCTATCTAGCAAAGAAGCAGGCAAGGTCTATAAGAAGGCCATAAATAAAAAGGGTAAATTTGACCCAACCAAGATTCCAGGATTCTCATACGGGAAAGGAACACGATGAAGAAGGCTAAAGGCGCTAAGAAGGTTGCCAAAGTAATGCGTGAGTTCAAGTCAGGTACTTTGCACTCAGGTAAGAAAGGCCCAGTAGTTAAGTCCCGTAAGCAAGCCGTTGCTATTGCAATGAGCGAAGCTGGAATGGCTAAGAAGAAAAAGAAGAAGTAATGTCGTCAGGCAAATACCGCCGACACGACGGTTTTAATTCAGTTCAAATCAAAGACGGTCTTGTAGTTCGTCTAAGAAAAGATGGAACTATCAGAACTGTCCTTGGAAAGTATGGGGAATATGGCAAACAAGAAAGATCCAAGGCTCGCTAGAGCCGGAGTAGCAGGGTTTAATAAACCAAAGAGAACTCCAAGCCATCCAACCAAGTCGCACGTTGTAGTAGCCAAAGAAGGTAGTCAAGTAAAGACTATCCGATTTGGTCAGCAAGGTGTAAGTGGGGATAAGAAACCAACCGCAAGACAAAAGTCATTTAAGGCTCGTCATCGAGCCAATATCCAAAAAGGCAAGATGTCAGCAGCGTACTGGGCAGACAAGGTGAAATGGTGAAGAAGAAGAAAGCATTTTGGGATAAACCCAATCCGAAGAAGACTAGCAAGAAGTTAACGCCAGCGCAGAAGAGCGCAGCAAAGAAGCGTGCAAAAGCAGCAGGCCGTCCATATCCAAATCTTGTGGACAATGCCGCTGTAGCCAAGAAGAAGAAGTAAGGAGACCTAGGTGCCAACGTACGGAAATTCTAATTCGACTTTTAATGACGAGTTAAACCGCCTTGCCAATGGAGGCACCTATCGCTCTAAGAGTCAGATGGTTGACACTGCTCTGGCTGCTCGTCAATGGGCTGCAGCTCGTGCTGTCACCACATATCACACAGATACTGTAGGAGTTCTAAATGACATCGCGGGTATCACGGGTCCTGCTATCAATCACCTTGACCTTGCTGGCGTATGTAACAATCTCGCTGGTACTTTTCAATTACCTGCAGTCGCTGCTCTCAGAGAAATCGAGTCCTGATGAGCGCGAGGTATAACCTGGTCTGCGAGCAGGCCGCTACATTTAATTTTCAGTTTCAAGTATTAAACAATACGACCGCTGGGTCTACACCTTGGAACTTAACTTCATATACAGGAACTATGACTGTACGCCCATTCTTGGGTTCTACAACTACAACAGTCGTAGCTTCTACAACGAATGGTCGTATGGTATTTGATGCGCTTAACGGAAGAATTACAGTAACTATTGATGCTGCTACTACTGAGAATTTTTCAGCAGGTCGTTATGTCTATGACTTAGTAGTTACTACTGGTGCTACAACTACAAGACTTTTAGAAGGTAAGTTTACGGTGACTGCTGGGGTGACTCTATGAGTGAAACAATTATCGTAATTGAATCCATTACCCCACAGGTATCAGTACAATTTTCAGCAGATCAAGGACCACAAGGAACGCAAGGCGTTACTGGTCCAACCGGAGCCACAGGTCCACAAGGTAATACTGTTACTGGACCGACTGGTGGCACTGGTCCAACAGGAAGTACAGGAGCTACAGGTGATACAGGTTCCACAGGTCCTACGGGTGATACTGGCCCGACGGGTCCGACGGGAGATACCGGACCCACAGGCGATACGGGTCCTACGGGAGAGACAGGTCCAACAGGACCTCAAGGTGATACAGGCGCAACGGGAGCGACTGGACCGACTGGTGAAACAGGAGCAGTAGGCCCCACCGGAGCAACTGGGGACACAGGCCCACAAGGTCCAATAGGTGACACAGGTCCTATCGGGCCAACCGGTGATACCGGAGCAACCGGTGATACCGGACCAACGGGAGATACTGGCGCCACAGGAGACACCGGACCAACAGGTCCACAAGGAATTCAGGGTGAAACTGGCCCTACCGGTGATACAGGTCCTGTCGGACCTACCGGAGATATGGGTCCTACAGGCCCTACAGGGGCTACAGGAGCCACTGGTAGCACAGGTCCTACCGGAGACACTGGACCGATAGGTCCAACCGGTCCTACGGGCGCTACAGGCGATACCGGACCGCAAGGTATTCAAGGTGTTACTGGCGCTACCGGACCTACAGGTGCGACAGGCGATATCGGTCCTACGGGTCCACAAGGCGCAACAGGAGATACTGGTGCCACTGGACCAACTGGCCCAACAGGAGATACAGGACCTACAGGTCCTCAAGGTTTACAAGGAGTTACAGGTGCAACAGGTCCTACAGGTGATATTGGTCCTACTGGTCCCACTGGCGATGTTGGTCCAACAGGTGCTACAGGACCTACTGGAGCGACTGGCGCTACTGGAGCAACTGGAGATGTCGGACCGACAGGACCTACCGGACCCACTGGAGTAACTGGACCAACAGGTGCAACTGGACCGACAGGCTCAGATGCAGATGCGTTACCAACTGTTTTAATGTTAGGTGGAATGTAGACTAGAGTAATGAAAGTTGCTGTCTATACGATTGCTCTAAATGAAGAGCAGTTCGTTGCCCGCTGGTATGACTCTAGTAAAGAAGCTGATTATCATTTAATCTGCGATACCGGATCTACAGATAGAACTGTAGAGATAGCAGAGTCTTTAGGTATCAAGGTAGTTCACTGTAAAGTCAAACCGTTTAGGTTTGATGACTCTAGGAATATGGCTTTGTTCTCATTGCCAGAAGATATTGATTACTGCGTTGCATTAGATATGGACGAAGTAATGCAACCTGGTTGGCGAGAAGAACTTGAAAGGGCTTACGCCGAAGGAACAGATAGGCCGCAGTATAGGTTTATTACTGATTGGGATGCTGAAGGTAAACCAGCAGTAGAGTTTGATGGATTTAGAATCCATAGGCGTCACGGCGTCAGATGGATATATCCAATCCACGAAGTACCAAGTACATTCGACGGACCGGATAATCGTAAGCGGTATAACTTTGAGATTCATCACCGCCCAGATAAAAGTAAATCAAGAGGTCAGTACCTGCCGATGTTAATTATGGCAGCTAAAGAAAATCCTGATTCAAGAAATCTTTACTATCTAGGTCGAGAATACTTTTATCGTCAGCAGTATGTTGAGTGCGCTAATACTCTCAAGCAATATTTAGAGAAGTCAGTTTTCAAAGCTGAGATGGCTTACGCAATGCGGATGCTCGCTAAGTGCGAGCCAGACCAAGCAGAAGAATGGCTGACTAAAGCGATAGAGACATTTCCCTGTAAGGAATCTTTACTTGCTCTAGCAAATCATTACTATATGACTCAGCAATGGGCTGAATGTATATTAGTTGCTAAAGAGGCTTTGAAGATAACACAAAAGCCAACAGAGTTCCTATCCGAAGGTTGGGCTTGGGGACATATGGCAGATGATCTGATAGCAGTCTGCTCTTGGCAGTTAGAAGATTTTAAGACGGCTTACAAACACGGCAAGATAGCGGCAGAGATGTCGCCTAATGATGAACGGCTACAAAAGAACCTAGCGTTCTATAAGGAGAAGATAAATGCCAACGTTCGACGAACTGGTAGACGAGGTAAAAAGTAACCTTATTGGTTATGCCCTGCGTCAAGACCGTTTGACATATGTAACTAATGCAGGTGGTATCACCACCAGTTCATCAACCATCACTGTTGGTTCATCTGACAACCTTGCCAAAGGTATCATTGAGATTGATGACGAGTTAATTTGGGTTGACTCGTTTAACAAGCAGAGCAATACACTGAATGTAGCTCCAGGCTTTGGTCGTGGTTATATGGGAACTACTCCAGCACCACACGCATTAAACTCAATGGTAACGCTATCTCCGTCGTTTCCTAGAGTTAATATCAAGAAGGCTATCAACGATACCATCAAGAGTTTCTATCCTAAATTATTTGCAGTAGCCTCAACAACCTTTACCTTTAACGCATCTCAGGTTACCTATGCGCTACCCGATGATGCTAGAGAAATCCTTTATATGTCTTGGCAGACCACCGGATCATCTCTTGAGTGGCTACCTATCAAGCGCTGGCGCTTTGACCCACTAGCAAACGTAGCAACCTTTAATACTCAAAAGACTGTAAACATCTATGAGAACATCCAGCCAGGTAGAACTGTAAAAGTTTGGTACACAATGGTTCCAGATACTATGGATGCCAATACCGATGACTTTGTAGATGTAACTGGCTTGCCAGAATCTTGTGTAGATGTAGTTGTCTACGGAGCAGCCTATCGTCTATTGACATTCCTAGATGCAGGTCGAATCAATTTAACTTCTGCTGAGTCTGACTTTGCTGATTCTAAGAATCCATATAACTCTGGCTCTGCTGCAAGCAGATATATCTTTGCATTATTCCAACAGCGTCTACAGGAAGAAGCGCTTAAGTTGGCAGACCAATTCCCAATCAGACTCCACATCACCAAGTAAGGAAGGCATATGGCACGTCTATTCAGTTCGATCAGCGTAGAGACGACGCTGGCATCTGGTATATCCAACAGCGCGACGTCGTTTACAGTTGCCGCCGGTACTGGCTCTGCCCTTCTCGGTGGGGTCACTATCAACAGCGGGGACCAGTTCACACTAGCGCTAGACCCAGATACACAAAATGAAGAAATCGTATTTGCTACTGCGAATACTAGCGATACCTTTACAGTAACTCGTGGACAAGCAGGTTCATCTGCTGTAACGCACTCCGCAGGAGCAACAGTCAAGCACGTACTTACGGGAAGTGATTTAACTTGGTTTGAATCTAATACCAGCCCAGTAGCCTCTTGGGGAATTAGAGGGTCTTCAAGCGGAACTACTACCCTTGTAGCAACCGCTGTAGCTTCTGGAACGCTTACGCTTCCAGCAGTCACAGACACAATCGTATCTTTGACAGCTACACAAACTTTGACTAATAAGACTTTAACTAGCCCAACAATCAATACTCCAGTATTGACACTATCTACAACCACAGCAACTGCTGAAGGTAGGATTGCTTGGGAAGGAACTAACGATAAGATTGTAGTAGGTGATGGTTCTTCTACAAAAGAATTTACACCAAACACTATTGCTACCAATTCTCAAACTGGAACTACATATACCCTGGCTCTAACCGACAGAGATAAGTTGGTTACTTTAAGCAATGCCTCTGCAATTACTCTAACCGTTCCACTTAATTCATCAGTCGCTTTTGCTACCGGTGCAGTAGTAAATATTCAACAGACTGGAGCTGGTGCGGTAACTATTCAAGGAGCAGCAGGAGTAACTATTACCTCAACTGGAGCTACAGCAACTGCGCCAGTAACTAGAGCGCAATACTCTGCAGCAAGCATTATTAAGACTGGTACAGATTCCTGGACTGTGATTGGAGACCTATCCTAATGGCAACCACATATAAAGTATTAGGGCAGTTAGCCCCAGCCTCAACAACTGGCACTCTATACACAGTACCCGCCGCCACACAGACGATTGTTTCTACAGTCAATGTAGTTAATACTGGATCTACTTCAGCAACAGTTGCAATAGCAGTAAGACCAGATGGCGCTACTTTAGAGACTAAACATTATCTAGTTAAAGACCTGCCGATTGCTTCTAAAACTACCTTTACATATACAGCAGGTATTACACTAGATGCCTCAGATGTTATTACAGTCGTATCATCAACGAACGACTGTGCGTTCAATGCGTTCGGAAGCGAGATAGCCTAATGTCAGTAAATCTAACTCCTAATCCCAATGTTCTAGGCCCAACTGGGTCTACAGGTCCTACAGGTGGAACAGGGCCTACTGGCCCAACTGGACCATCCGGTGTTGATGCAATCAACGCTCAGACTGGAACGCTTTACACCTTCGCTCTTGTCGACCAAGACAGTTTAATTACAATAAGCAACTCAGCTACACAGACTATTGTAATTCCACAAAATTCATCTGTATCTTTTCCAGTAGGTGCTGCGGTTAATATCGTAAGAGCAGGCACTGGTCCAGTACAGATTACTCAAGGATCTGGAACTACTATCCGCTCTACTGGTGCTACCGCTACTGGCCCATACTTACGCGCTCAATACAGCGCTGCTTCAGCTCTGTATGAAGGAACCAATGTTTGGTATGTGATAGGAGATATTTCGTAATGACACCTATTCTTGGTATATGGGCATCTCAAAATTATTCCAGAACTTCTTTTGATTCAATCGCTACTGTAACTGTGGGCGCTGGCGGCACAGGTTCAATTACTTTTGATAACATACCAGGCACTTTTGCGCATTTACAAATAAGAGGAATCGCTAGAGCAACTGCAACTGGTTGGGTTACTGCTACGTTTAATGATGATGTAACTGCAAGCATATATCGTGACCATTATTTATATGGCAATGGCACTAGCGCAATAGCAGGTACTAATGGTGCTAATAATTTAATGTATTTTGGTCCTTATTTGGGTGCTACGACATCAAATGTATTTGGCGTTAACGTTACTGATATTTTAGATTATGCAAATACAAACAAAAATAAAACTGTCAGAACAATGTGGGGTTATGAAAACAATAACGTTGGTGGCGACCAAGTCTGGTTTCAATCTCAACTGTGGATGAAAACAAATGCAATAACAAAAATAACTTTGTCACTGAGTAACTTTGCCCAATACTCTCACTTTGCCCTGTACGGAATAAAGGCAGCCTAGGAGATATAATGCCAGCAACATACGAACCGATTGCAACAACTACTTTGGGTAGCGCACAAACAACAATTACGTTATCTTCAATACCTGCCACATATACTGATTTAGTTCTCATTGGATATTTAAGACTTGCTAGCGGTACATCCTCAGGTTGTTATAGATTAAATGGCGATACTGGTAATAATTATTCTACTATTTCAATATGGGGTGATGGTTCAACTGCATCTTCTTACCGCAATTCTAATATATCGGTTGCATATTTTGACACAGGCACTATTCCTAATGCCGCTGATACTTTTATGCCTGTTATTTTGCATTTTATGAACTATTCCAATACTACAACTAATAAAACAATTATTGGGCGAAGTAGCAACAGCAGCAGTTTGGTTCAAGAATCAGTTAATTTATACCGCAGCACATCTGCTATAAACTCAATCGAGATAAGAAATGATGCTAACGTCAATTTTGCAACAGGTTCTATGCTTTCACTTTACGGAATAAAGGCGGCCTAACTATGCTGACAATTAATTTTATTAATCATCTAGCCGACAATAACCGAAAGGATTGGTGATTGTCTTGCCAGTTACATATCAAGCAATAGCAACAGTTAGCGTAACTAACGCAACACAGGCTTCAATAGAGTTTACTTCTATTCCTGGAACTTATACGGATTTACTAATAAAAATATCTTCTAGAGATGACCGTGCTGGAGTTACCGCTACCGGAATAAATTTATCATTTAATGGCAGCACTTCTAATTTTACTTACAGAGTTTTAGAAGGTAATGGTGCAACTGTTGCGAGTGCCAATGGTTCAACAAGTCTTTCTGCAATTAGCACAAGTGCTTCTGCAACTTCCAATACATTTAGTAATTGTGAAATTTATATTCCTAATTACGCTGGTTCAAACAATAAATCATTTAGTAGCGATTCAACAATAGAAAATAATGGAACAACATCTTTTATAGATTTATTTGCTAGTTTATGGTCACAAACTGCCGCAATAACGTCTATTACATTGACACCGACCGTCACTAGCAACTTTGTCCAATACTCAACCGCCACACTTTACGGAATCAAGAACAGTTAAGAAAGGAAAACAATGCCAACAAAACTCGTAGTTGATTGCTCAACTGGAATCACCACAGAGGTAGAACTTACTGCTGAGGAGATTGCCCAGCGTGAGGCTGATGCTGCTGCATTCGCTGAAGCAGAAGCACAACGCCTTGCAGATGAACAAGCAAAGGCTGCTGCAAAGCAGGCTGCTCAAGACAAGTTGAAGGCTCTTGGCCTAACTGATATTGAAGTAGCAGCACTCGTAGGCGCGTAAATAAACCAGTCAAAGGAGTAATAAGTGGCACCGTATGGTGATGATGTTACAGAGGGCTTGCCCTATTCTCTTTCAAACCCTTCGGGTTCTACCACCTATTCCGCTACCGGTGAAGCATACGATGTAGCCATCAATGGCTTACCGTTCTTTATCAACTCAGGTGATGATACACCCTATCGCCGTGTTACTGCTGCCTACAGAAAACAACAGATTGACCAGAGTAGAGAGCCTGGTGAACAGACACTTACTGGCTGGTGGCTACGATCTCAGTCATCATTCCACTTCGGTCAAGGCATTAAGTACTACGAGCCAGCGCAAGATGAGAGCTTGCGATTCCAATACACCGAATCTAAAGGTGTAGATGTCTGGACTAAAGGACAAGCAAGTCTTATCTACGATGTAGACCCAGGCCACGTCACTACCGCTGCTATAAATAGCAATGGCAAACCAGACCAACATCTACGATCAATCAAGTGGACTAAGAGCGGTAATACTTACGACGGTTGCCTACTGCTCGATGGCTACGACATTGACAAGGTTTACCCAACAATTACAGCAAGCGTAACCAATAAGGCTCTAACCTCTAACGTAGCAACTCTTACTGCTAATGCCCACGGCTTTGCCGTAGGTATGACCGTAGAGGTATCTGGGGTAGATGCTACATTCAACGGTTCTTATACGATTACTGCTGTTACTGCTAATACTTTTTCCTATGCCAAGACTGCATCTAATGTAACTTCTACGCCTGTCAGCCCTGCTGGTACTGCTTATAGCAATGATACTCACTTCCAAGATTATGCAGCAGTGGGTGCCTATAAGGTTTATGCGCTCTGCGATGATGGCGTCTATGCCTACTGGATTGCCTTGATTGATGACTCAGGTACAGATAAAACCGCTATGTACAAGAAGTTACTCAATGATGATGCAACAGTGGCGCCAACAGAAATGTTCAAGACCACATCAATTATAGTAAACAACTCAGTAATTGAGTTCACTAAAGAACGTATCGTTGCTTGTATCAATAACAAAGTATTTGAAATTTCAACTACAGCATCAGCTTTACCTACTGCTGTCTATACCCACCCAGTAGATAACTTCATATACACCAGCATTACATCAAGCGGTGCTGCTATCTATTGCACCGGATTCTCAGGTAGCCAGTCCAATATTCAGAAGTTTACCTTGGCTTCTAATGGAACTATGCCTACCTTGACTAGCGCTATCACTGCTGCTGAGATGCCTGCTGGAGAACTTATCTACAAGATTTATTACTACCTTGGCTATATGATGATTGGTACAACCAAGGGTGTTCGAGTATCGGCAGTATCTGATGATGGATCTTTAGCCTATGGTCCATTGCTATTTACCTCAGAGCAACCAGTCTATGACTTTGCTGCTAGAGACCGCTATGTCTGGGCTGCCACCAATGTAGATGGCGCTCCTGGAACTACCCGTATTGACCTAGGTACGCCTCTAGGAACCTTAATATTTCCTTACGCTTGGGATACCTACTACTTCCCAGAGACCGTAGGAGACCGCATTACAGGTCGTTATACGACCGCCTGTGCCTTCGTTAATGGCACTGACAGGTTAGCTTTTACAACTAACTACACAACCACTAACGGTGCTGTCTATATTGAATCAGCTTCTAGGTTGGTCTATGAAGGTTACCTACAGACCGGTTTTGTTCGGTATAACACTACAGAGAATAAAATTTACAAGGTTATATTCCCACGTTTTGATTCATCTAATGGCGGTCTAAAGGTTCACTCGGTTCAATACGATGACACAGAGTTTCTAATTGGTAACTTTGCTCAACAAGGAATAATCCAAGAAGTCAATATTAACTACCCAATAGGACCGCAGGAGTATGTCGGGTTTAAGTTTACTATGACTCGCAGTTCTACAGATAACACTAAAGGGCCATTGTTAACTGGCTATCAGTTAAAGGCTTTACCTGCAGTACCTCGTCAGCGGTTGATTCAATATCCGCTGCTCTGCTTTGACAGAGAATCAGATAAGTTTGGCGTAATGGTTGGCTATGATGGCCGAGCATATGACCGAATGGAACAACTCGAATCAGTTGAGAATGCTGGAGATACTATCCGCATCGAGGACTTTAGGACCGGTGAGTCTTACCTCGGACTGATTGAAGAGTTGGACTTTATCAACCGCACACCTACTGACAAGAGATTCTCCGGATTTGGAGGATTACTCGTAGTCACTATTAGATCCGTATAGGAGCCGTAATGACCCCTACCGAATGGGCAGGCCTTGCCGTGTCTGCAACTACTCTCGTTGGCGCATTAGCTATGGGAGTAAAGCATCTGACCAAGCATTACCTATCTGAATTAAAGCCCAATGGTGGGTCATCTATCAAGGATAAAGTCAACGCCTTGGAGCATAAGGTTGACCTATTGACAGACCTAGTGAAAGAAGCAATTAGGAGATGAATGAAACCTGTTGTAAAAGTAGCAAGTCCTGCTGCGATTGCTGTGCTACGCCAAGCGACAGCGTTGTGGCCCAAGCGCAAGAAAGCCTCCGACGGACTCTTGCCTTCATTGGCACACGTCAATCAGAACCCCAACTCGGATCACAACAGCGGTCTTGCTGCTGACCTAACCCACGACCCAAAGGGTGGCGTTGACTGCAAGGATTTATTCTTTAGGCTACGCGATGATAAAAGAGTTGACTATCTAATATTCAATAGCCGTATCTGGTCTGCTCGCAATGGCGAGAGAGACTATACCGGTAAGAATAGACACGAAAAACATATACATATTTCCATCAAAGCAGAACACTCTAAGGACACCAGTCCTTGGTTTGGCTGGGTGGAAAAGCCATCTCTGAAGAATAGAGCAAAAGCTCGTCTTAAGAAGAAGGCAGTAAAACAAGAAGTACCAAGTCCCAAAGGAGACTAAGTGGACAAACTAATCAAGAAGTTAAAAAGCAAAGAGTTCAAGGCTGCGCTTAAGTCCTATCTACGTGCTGTCCTTGCATCTGCTATAACTATGGGTATTGCTCTGGCGACCGATATGGCACCAGAGTATGCAATCCTAATCGGCAGTATCGCTGGCCCTGCTGCTAAGTGGGCAGATAAGGCTGAGAAGGAATTTGGCTTAAAGTAATTAGCTACTGCGAGGCAACAAAGGCCCCACCGGAAACGGTGGGGTTCTTTTTTTATGCCTTCATTCAGGTCTATCGACTGGGCAAGGAGCTTTCAGCAGGTTGCCACAGTTAGCACACTGAACATCTAAAGCCCACCAGGATATGTCATAGTCTTCAAACTGAACAAAGGTATTAAATACTGTACAACCGCAGACGCATTGATGCGTCGGTCCTATAGATCTTAGGTCTGTTGCCTGTATTGATGGTAGGCTATTTTTTAACAGCCTTGGTAGACGGAGCCACATTGCTCAGCACGGCTCCCTCCTGTAGTCGGTCGCCTCTCGGCGGCGTAAGCCGCGCCTCGGCTCCGTATCTGTTATTCGCCTTCGGCTCATATTGTAGAAACTGATGGGTGTGTCGCAGGAGCGACACGCCGTAGAAGGTAGTAATATTTTCCTGTGACTACATTAGTAGGTGTCCAATTAGCTGACCGCTGTATTCTTGCAGCCGATTCTCAAGTAACCGAAGATAATCAAAGAACCATAGTAACTGCTGTTCCAAAGATTGTCTCCGTTGGTAAGTATCTGCTGGGTATCGTCGGTGATTCTAGGCCTGGTGATATCTTGGCTTACAACTGGTCTCCGCCGAATTACAAAGGCGCAGACCCTGTTCAATGGATGGGTAAGAAAGTCTTGCCATCCATACTCACGGCGTTTAAGGAGAATGGTTATGATCCATTTGAAGCTACCAAAGAAAAGGACGCGGGATTTGACTACCTTGTGGCATTCAACGGGAATGTATTTCACATCGCGACGGACCTTTCGTTTATCCAAAGTGATCAACGCATCTACGGTCTCGGGTCGGGTGGTCAGTTCGCTCTTGGTTATCTTGCTGGCGTACCTGTTTCTAACCTCACTCTAAGAGTAGAGCAACACGCCCGACGTGCCGTTGAGATTGCGTCAATGCTTGACGTCAATACTCACCCGCCCATACAGTTAGTTACTCAAGAACGGGAGTATTGATGGCTAAAGACTTTAAGAAGTTTACGATTCATATAACCCGCAGTCAGACCTATAACTGGTTTATTGGTATCGATTACTACGAAGAGTATGCCTATACACCAAACCAAGTTATCGCTAGAGTTTGTCAGATAGGTTTGCTATTCTTCAGGATTACTATTACAAAGTGGGAGACGGGAGAGGTAATAGATTTTGATAGATATTAAAGAGCTTTTAATTAAGACGCTGCACGAGAAAGAGAACAAGCGTTCCAGATCTACACAGGTGCAGATAGGACCATCAGAATTGGGTGGATGCCGCCGTAAGGTTTGGTATCGACTCAATGACCAGCCCGAGACTAACGACGCTGAACTGAAACTTGCAGCCATTATGGGGACTGCAATTCATACAGCCATCGAGAGCGCTTTCGCTGGTAACAAATCAATAATGCTGGAGACCACTGTTGAACACAATGGTATGAAGGCACACGTCGACGCATACCTACCGGACACAGGAGATGTGATTGACTGGAAGACAGTGAAGGCTAAAAACCTAAGCTACTTCCCAAGCCAGCAGCAACGCTGGCAGGTGCAGACCTATGGCTACCTTATTGAAAAGTCTGGGGTGGGGAAGCCCAAGAACGTTCATCTGGTAGCCATACCAAGAGATGGTGATGAGAGAGATATCAAGGTCCACTCAGAACCATACGATGAAGCAGTCGCGCTTGAAGCGCTTGACTGGTTAGCTGCTATCAAAGAGTCAGCAGAAGCTCCAGCACCAGAGCGAGATGAATCTTATTGCAAATTTTACTGTAAGTTCTACGACGCCTCAGGGGAGATGGGATGCGTTGGTCTAAAAAAAGAACGTACAAAGACTGAGTTACCAGAGATAGAGGATTCCAGTGCTGATCTAAGTGCGCTGGAGTATGCACAACTCGATAACCAGATTAAGGAACTGACCGAACGAAAGGAAGCTATCCGCGATAGTCTTGCTGGATTACTCGGCGTTACTAAATCTGGTTTCGAGATTAAATGGACATCGATTCAAAATAATACGGTGGACAAAGAAGCAGTAGAAAAGGCACTGGGATATGTGCCAATGAAGCAGGGCAAGGAAAGCGCAAGGCTTTCCGTTAAACAAACTGGAGGAAAGTAATAATGGCTGCACCAGAGTCAACAAAGTTCCAAGTGAATTTCAAGTCACCAGATGGAACGCTTATCAATCTATACGCTGCAAGCAAGGAAGAACTGGAGGCGTTGCTAACAGCAGCGCAAGACTTTTCCGCCCTTATTGGAAGCGTTAGCCAGGCTTTCGGAAGCGCTGCTCCGGCTGCGCCCGTACGTAGTCCTGGAAGTGCGCAACAAGCAGTAGCATCAGGTGGCGCTCACACCTGCAGACACGGTGATATGACATACCGCGAAGGTACCGGCGCTAAAGGTCCTTGGAAGGGATATATGTGCGCAGCTCCTAAGGGAGCAACAGACAAGTGCGCAACAATCTGGGTCAAGTGATCCAATGCGTGAGCCACGTCAGTACGAGGCTCCGCTATGTGCGCAAGTCGACGGAGAACTTTGGTTCCCAGAAAAAGGCGAAGGTAATCCCAAGGGTTTACGTCTCGCAAAGAACCTCTGTTCTAAATGTACTCATAGAATCGAATGCGCCGAATGGGGTATTAACTATGAACGATTTGGTATCTGGGGTGGACTCACTGCCAGAGAAAGAGAATCAATACGATCTAGTAGGAAGATAAGATTACCGAGGGAGAAAAGTGCTTAAGCTATCCCGAGCTTGGAGCAGTGTCACAACTAAGGCAACTCCGTTGCCCCAAGTGTGGACGGATTTAGACCATCAGGACTTTAAGATTAAGTTCCGGCGCGGTCAAGTGTGTATGGTTGCCGCTGCACCTAACGCTGGAAAGTCTATGTTCGCATTGGTCTATGCCATCCGAGCAAAGGTGCCTACACTTTTCTTCTCTGCAGATACTGATACTGCAACGGTGATGATACGAGCAGCTTCGGCGCTATCAGGCCACGGCCAACTTAGCGTCGAGGCACAGCTCGAAAAAAATCCTAGAGCCTACAAAGATGATCTTCAGGGTTTATCTCATATCCAATGGTGCTTTGATTCGTCGCCATCGCTAGATGATTTAGAGTTAGAAATCAAGGCTTATGTAGAACTTTATGGAATACCACCTGAACTTATAGTCATAGATAACCTGATGAACGTAGTCGCTGAACACGACAACGAATGGGCAGGTCTTCGTCAGATTATGGTTGAACTACACGATATGGCTAGAAAGACTGGAGCCTGCGTGATGGTTCTTCATCACGTCTCAGAACAGAGTGAGTATGGCGATACAACTAATCCACCTGCTCGTAGAGCAATCCACGGCAAGGTCTCACAACTACCCTCTTTGATTCTAACTCTTGGCTATTCGCCAATGGATGGAACTCTAAGAGTCTCACCGGTCAAGAATCGCTTTGGTCCTATGTATGCCAACGCTGATCATCACGTTGCTTTGTTTGTTGACTATGCAACTTGTCAGATTGAGAACGTAGATGCAAGAGGCAGGATGGTTAGGCGAGCAAATCCGTTGGTGAAGTATTAGTGCTAAACGATATCTTTGACAGGATTGTAGTAATCAACCTTGACTCTAGGCCAGATCGTATGGAGTCTTTTGATAAGCAGGCTAAGAAGTATGGCATTGAATATCAAAGGTTCTCTGCGGTACCTGCTGACCCGCCTAAGTTACCGCCTACCTGGGCCTGTAAGGAGAGCCATAAATCTGTCATCAAGCAGGCAGTAGAAGATAACGTAAAGAGATTGTTTGTCTTTGAAGATGATGCTTTATTTGTAGAAGATTTCAATACAAAACTAGCTGATTTATACAAGGAACTACCCGAAGATTGGGATATGTTTTACCTAGGAGCTTGGCATCTGGAGTATGAGAAGTACAAGGAAGGGCTGGTAAAGATGAAAGATAGTTACTCGGCTCACGCCTACGGA